CGTGGCCTCGCTCGCTTCGCCAGGGGAAGCCGCACCCGGGGCAGGTTGCGCGGGTTCGTTTGGGTTATCCGTCAGCCCCGCTTCCTCCGCACTGGACGCAGGCGCCGCGCCCGTGGCAGTGGCTACAGGGGTCTCCGTCGTCGTCGCAGGCTTTCCCGGCTGGCTCCCGAACACGGCCGCGGCGTCCTTCTCTTCGGCGGGGTAATCCTCGTCGGGTACGTGGTTCGGGTCCGGCATGGTGCCGCCCTCGCTGGCAGGGATCCGCGCCTCGATATGGGAGGTATCGGCGTCGGGGTTATCGCTATGGCCGTATTCGGCGCCCTGGCGGACGTCGATAGCCATGCCATGCAGCATATCGGAAGCGCGGGTTAGCGCGGCGTAGTCCATGGGGACCGTAATTGAAATAGATTTCATAGTCGTTTATCTCCGTTTCGTTTGACGACGGGAAGAACATTAAGCCATAATGCCGAGCGAGTCAACAAGGAATAAAGCGAATGAAACAGCAAGTACAGCGGGCGACGCTCCGGCCCTACCAGCGGGAGATAAAAGACGATATTTACGCGGCCTGGGCTGGCGGAGCGCTTAACGCCCTGGCGGTCCTACCGACGGGCGCCGGTAAAACCGTTACGTTCTCCGACATTCTCCACGACCACGCGGGGGCGAGTTGCGCCATAGCTCACCGCCAGGAACTCGTAGCCCAGATATCGCTAGCGCTTGCCAGGGACCGGGTTCGCCACCGGATCATAGGGCCGAAAAACGTCGTAAAGCTATGCGTTAACATCCATATGCAGGAAGTCGGGGTCTCGTATTACGACCCGTCGGCCCGATGCGCGGTCGCCGGCGTCGATACCCTGGTTAAGCGCGGTAAAGAGCTGGAACACTGGCTTAAATCCGTAACTTTGTGGGTTCAGGACGAGGCCCACCACGTACTAGACGGTAACAAGTGGGGGACGGCCGCCTCTATGTTCCCGAACGCGAAGGGCCTCGGCGTTACGGCTACGCCCATGCGGGCGGACGGTAAGGGCCTCGGGCGCCATGCCGACGGCGTCTTCGATACGATGGTCGTCGGGCCCGATATGCGCGACCTGATTAACGCCGGGTACCTTACCGACTATCGTATTTTTGCGCCGCCCTCCGACCTGGACCTCTCCGCGGTACCGATAGGCGCCGCCGGCGACTACGTTAGTAAGAAACTGAAAACGGCCGTACGAAAGTCGCACGTTATCGGAGACGTCGTTAAGCATTACCTCCGGATAGCGCCCGGGAAACTCGGCGTAACCTTCGCGACCGACGTCGAGACCGCGACCGACATAGCCGACCAGTTTAACGCCGCCGGCGTCCCGGCCGAGGTCGTAAGCGCGAAGACGCCGGACGCGGATCGTATCGCCATTATCCGCCGCTTCAAGAACCGCGAGCTACTGCAGCTCGTTAACGTCGACTTATTCGGCGAGGGCTTCGACCTTCCGGCTATCGAGGTCGTAAGCATGGCGCGGCCTACTAAATCCTTCGGTCTCTTCGTCCAGCAATTCGGCCGGGCGCTCCGGCTTATGCTCGACCCCGGGCTATATCCGCACTGGGACCACTTTACGGCCGAAGAGCGCCGGGCCCATATCGCCGCCAGCCAGAAACCCCACGCTATCATTATCGACCACGTTAATAACATCGACTCGACGAAGGGGGGCCACGGGCTCCCGGATGCGCGTAAGGTCTGGACCCTGGACCGGCGCGAGAAGCGGAGCAACGGCGGCGCCTCCGACGCGATACCGGTTAAGGCTTGCCCCGCCTGTACGGCCGTTTTCGAGCGCGTGTATACGACTTGCCCGTTTTGCGGGCACTACCCCGAGCCGGCCTCGCGTAGCGGCCCGGAATACGTCGACGGCGATTTGTGCGAGCTGGACCCCGAGACCCTGGCGAAAATGCGCGGAGAAATCGAGGCGGTCGATATGCACCCGGAAGCGTACCGGGAACAGCTCGCCGCGAAGCATACGCTCCATATCGGGCAAATGGCGCACGTAAAGCGACACGCCGAACGCCAGGAAGCCCAGGCCGCGCTACGCGAGTCTATCGCATGGTGGGCCGGCTATCAGCGCGCCATGGGTCGAGCGGATCCGGAGAGCTACCGGCGTTTTTATTTCGCGTTCGGGGTCGACGTTATGACGGCCCAGACGCTCAATACCCGCGAGGCTATCGAGCTGGCGGACAACATTAACCGACACTTAGGAGCGGCGAGCCATGCCACGGTTTAAGGGCAGTATCAAAAGCGTGAAATACAACGGCCGGGAAATATCGGAAATTTTCGGCCTCTTCGATAGAAACGAGGGGGAGTTAAGACGCGCCCGGGAACAGGCGAAACTCGATACGCTCCGGGCGCTTCGTAACGGGTTTCTGTCCGGGCGCCGGCGAGAAGAAACAATCGAGTACCCGAAGACGACCGACGTACACGAAATCGACGGGCGGCTCTACGTCGTGGAAACCTGGCTTTTCGAGTTTCCGGGCGGCGAGTTCGATACCCTGCAACGCCGGCACCCGGTAACGGACCCGGCCGAAATCGAGGCGCTATCGCTATGAACCTGAACCAGTGGGCGATTAAGTGGGGCGTACCGTATGCGGCCCTGGAAGACCTCCGGCGCGAGTTCGGCGCGTTCAATACCGACCCGGCCCCGGCTGAGGGCGAAAGCGAGGCCGCGGTCCAGACCCGTATACGGCTGGAAGCCAGCAAAAAGGGCGCGCGGGTATGGCGTAACAACGTCGGCGCGACCATGGACGAGAACGGTAATTTTATTCGCTTCGGCCTGGCGAACGACTCGCAGCAAATGAACAAGGCGATAAAGTCGTCGGATCTTATCGGCCTCCGCCCCGTGGTTATCACGGAGGCGCATATCGGTAGCACGTTCGGCCAATTTATCGCCCGGGAGGTTAAGCCGGCCGCCTGGCGCTGGACCGGTACCGACCGGGAAGAGGCCCAGCTTAAATTTTTACAGCTCGTCGCTTCCCTGGGAGGGGACGCGGCGTTCGCAATCGGAGAGGGGACGTTATGATTATTCTCGTATGCGGCGGGCGCAATTACCACGACTACGAGGCCGTTAAGCGGGCGCTCGATATGCTAAAAGAGCGATACGTTATCGACCTGGTTATCCACGGGGACGCGAAAGGCGCCGACCACCTGGCGAGGGGATGGGCCCACCAAAACGAAATACACTACGCCGCCGTTCCGGCGCTATGGGGCCCGCTAGGAAGAAAGGCCGCTGGCCCGGAGCGTAATCGCGCTATGCTCCGGCTACGGCCGGACATGGTCGTCGCTTTTCCGGGGCAATCCGGCACCGCCGATATGATGCGCGCCGCGAGAGAACAAAACGTAACCGTATGGGAGCCGTACAAATGAGCAATTACAGGAGAGACGGGTCGCCGGCTAAATGCCCGAAGTGTGGCTCGGGGGATCTATCCGAACAGGTAAAAGCGGTCGACGGCGGGCAGGCCTCCGAGGTCCTGGTCGTTTGCGTCGCTTGCAGTACCGAGGTCGGGTTCTATGCGTATGGCGCCTGGGACCCTAATTTCTACGGAGATATGCACGAATGACGATTTACTGTACGCCCTTCCGGGACAGCGACAAGCAAGCGACCGCGCCCTCTACCGATTCAGGGTTCGAGCGGCTCGACCAGGTAGTCGAGGCCATGGGCCCGCCGGCCGTGAAATACCCAGCCATGGTCATTTACGGGGAGGGCGACGACCGCGTCGTTTTCTCCCGCGTTCTATTCTGTATTGACGGGCCCGGCATTAACGCTTAATATCGGGCCGATGCCTATAGACGAGGAAGCCAGACAATGAAACGCGAACACGTAAAAGAAACGGCCGTCGCCATGGTGCGCGAAGCCGGCCTTATTAACCTGTCCCGCCGCGCGCTATGCGAGCGGGCCGACATTCCCGACGGGTCCTTCCCGCATATCATGGGCTGCAATTTTGCCGAGTTCGTCGACGAGCTTCGGGCCGAGGGCGTCGAGTCGGCAATCGCGCCCGTAAGTAAGAGCAGGGCGAACCCCGGGCTACGTAAAGCCCATATTCTAGCCGTCGCCGTGGATATGTCGAAAGATATCGGGTACCAGAAAATTACACGGGACGCGGTCGCCGAGGCCGCCGGGGTTTCTATGGGCCTGGTAACGAGATATTTCGGGACCATGGTAAAATTACGCCGTGATATCATGCGGTACGCCGTACGCGAAGAGGTCCTCGAAATTATCGGGCAGGGGCTCGCCGCCGGGGACGACCACGCGAAGAAAGCCGCCCCGGAAGTACGCGCTAAGGCGTTCGGCACCTTTCTCGAAGCATAAGGAGCCCATATGCAACACCTACCCGACGCGCTGGCGCCGTTAGCCGCGTACCGTCAATTTTTGCTCTATAGGCTCGTATGGGACGAGCGTAAGCAGGGCTACCAGAAAATACCGATAAACCCTAATACGTTCGCCAGCTACTCGAAGGGCGGAGACTGGCAAAAGGACCCAGCCAGCACCACGGACGCCGAGACGGCGCTCGCAATGGCCCAGGCCGCCGGCCCGGACTATGGCGTCGGCTTCCTGTTTACGCCGAACGACCCGTTTTTCTTCGTCGACCTCGACCACTGCCTTAACCCGGACGGCGCTACCTGGTCAGCGGTCGCCCTGGCGGTCCTGGGTATGCTCCCTGGCGCCGCGGTCGAGGTCTCCCAGTCCGGGGCCGGTTTACATATTTTCGGTACCGGTACCGCTCCGGACCATGCCAGCAAAAATACAGGGCTCGGGCTCGAATTTTATACCGAGTGGCGGTTCGCCGCGCTCACCGGTACGAACGCTATCGGCTCGGCCGCGACCGATTTAACCCAGTGGCTCCCGGCCCTGGTCGATACCTACTTCACCAGGAAAGGCGGCGACAAGGGGCAGGAATGGACGGAAGAGCCGGCCGCCGAGTGGAACGGCCCGGAGGACGACGACGAGCTTATCGAGAAGGCCATCGGGTCGCAGAGCGCCGCGGGAGTATTCGGCGGCCGTAGTACCTTCGCCGGGCTATGGGAGGGGGACGAAGACGCTCTCGCCAGGGCCTACCCGGATCCGGGGGGCCATAGGTCATACGACGGCAGTAGCGCCGACGCCGCGCTCGCCCAGCATCTAGCGTTCTGGACCGGTAACGATTGCGAGCGGATCCTCCGGTTAATGTGGCGCTCTGGGCTCGTCCGCGATAAGTGGGAGCGGGAAGATTACCTTTACCGGACGATTCTACGGGCCGCCGAGCTACAGGAAAGCGTCTATACGGCCGGGCGCCGGGAAGTCGACAACAGTATCGCCGAAGCCCACGGGGCGCCGAAGCTACGCGCCAGTAGCGACGCCCAGCGCAACTACGCGGAGACGGTCCGGGCCGAGAAACTGCAGCAAGCGACCGAAGAGCAGGCCGCGCGCTTATGCTCGACGTCGGGCCCGAATGCCTCCGCTAAATTCTGGCTCGATAACCAGGAGCTTACGCCGGCCGATCTTGTCACCATGGTTACGCCTATAGAGGCGGCCGCGGATCCCCTGGGCGACCGTACCGGGCCCCAGATAGTCGCCGGCCACCAGTATTTAGGCGCTACCCTGCAGCTCGAACACTTCGACGGATGCGTCTATACCCAGGACCTGCACAGGATCTTTACGCCCTCGGGCTCCATGTTGAAACCGGAGCAATTTAACGCCACGTACGGCGGGTATGTCTTCCAGCTCGACGAGACGGGCGACAAAACGACGCGCAAGGCCTGGGAGGCTTTCACGGAGTCGCAAGTCGTACGCTGGCCGAAGGCCGAGGCGACCTGTTTCCGGCCCGAGCTGGGTACCGGGGAGCTTATCGAGGAAGAGGGGCGGATTCTCGTTAATACCTACGTACCGATAGCGACCCCCAGGAAGAAAGGCGACGCCGGGCCGTTCCTTACGCACCTGGCGAAAGTCCTCCCGGAACCGCCCGACCGCGACATTTTGCTCGCGTACATGGCGGCCTGTATCCAGTATAAGGGCGCTAAGTTCCAATGGGCGCCGCTACTGCAGGGATGCGAGGGCAACGGTAAGACGCTCTTTACCCGATGCGTCGCCTACGCTATAGGGAACCGGTACACGCACTTACCGCCGGCGAATGAAATCTCGGAGAAGTTTAACGAGTGGCTGTTCAATAAAATTTTTATCGGTATCGAAGACGTCTACGTCCCGGACCATAAAAAGGAAGTTATCGAGGTCCTTAAGCCGATGATAACGAACGACCGGCTAGCTATGCGCGCCATGCAACAGGCGCAAGTTATGGGCGATAACCGCGCTAACTTTATGCTCAACAGCAACCATAAGGACGCAATCCGGAAGACCCGGACCGACCGCCGCTTCGCTGTCTTCTACACGGCCCAGCAAGGCCCCGCCGACCTGGAACGCGACGGTATGGTCGGGGACTACTTCCCGGACCTGTACCAGTGGCTACGGGCGGGCGGTTACGCCGTGGTCGCCGAGTACCTGGAAACCTACCTGATACCGGACGAGCTTAACCCGGCTACAAAATGCCACCGGGCGCCGGTTACGACCAGTACGAACGAGGCGATTAACGCCAGTATGGGCGGCGTAGAACAGGAGATTCTTGAAGCCGTCGAAGAGGGGCAACCAGGGTTCGCTGGGGGCTGGATTTCCTCCGTAGCGGTCGAGCGGTTGCTTAACAACATGCGCGCCGGCCGGGCGATACCGCCGAACAAGCGCCGCGAGCTTATGCAGTCGCTCGGCTATGACTGGCACCCGGCCTTAACGAACGGCCGGGCGAACAACCCTATAATGATCGACGAGGGGAAAAAGCCCCGCCTCTTTATTCGCGAGGGGCATATACACGCGAACCTTACGTCCCCGGTCGAAGTCGCCAGGGCGTACCAGGAGGCCCAGGGCGTACCGGCGTCGTCGGTCGGATCCGCGGAAAAAGTATTCGGGGGCTCGTAATGTGTCAAAAGATCCCATACGAAACACGGGCGGCCGCGCTGGAAGACGCGCGGTATATCCGCCTGCAGCGTCGGCACTTCTCGAAGCGGCTCGGCCGGGTAGCGAAGGCGGGGAAGAAATTACGCCCGTACCACTGTCCAGCCTGCAGCCAATGGCACTTAACGACGCGGAAAAAATAATAGTATTCTATGTTGACGGGGCCGTCAGTAGGGCGTATATTTACACCATACGCAGACAACAACGGAGACCGACAGCATGACACAGTTTGAAACCGGCAAGACCTACAGCACTCGCTCAATTTGCAACCACGATTGCATTATCGAGATTACCGTTATCAAGCGGACCGCTAAAACAATCGTCGCTGATTGCGGCTGGAAGGGCGTTAAGCGCCTCCGTATCGCCGAGTACAACGGCGTAGAGACCGTAAAGCCCTGGGGTTCGTACAGCATGGCCCCGACTATCAACGCCGACGACAAGTAACAGGCGGGGCGGCTACGGCCGCCAGCCACCAGACATTAACGGAGCAGTAGCAATGCCGAGTATACAAGACCACATCGACAGTAACGCCCTTTTCGTCGTCTCCCATAGCGGCGGCAAGGACAGCCAGGCAATGATGATCCACCTTATCGAGTCCGGCGTTCCGGCTGCCCAGATGGTCGTTATTCATGCCGACCTTGGTAACGTGGAGTGGGGCGGCGCGAAGGATATCGCACGGCGTAACGCGGAAGCGGCCGGCGTTCCTTTCATCGTGGCGACGGCTCGGCGCTCATTGCTGCAGATGGTTACGGAGCGGTTCGAGAAGCGCCCGGAGGTCCCGAGCTGGCCGTCCAGTTCTACCCGCCAGTGTACGAGCGACCTAAAGCGCGGACCGATTGCCCGGGAAGCGCGTCGGTATGCAACCGCGAACGGCTTTACCCTGGTTCTTAACTGTATGGGCTTCCGCTCCGAGGAAAGCCCAGCCCGGGCGAAGCGTCCCGTACTGGCAGCCGTTAAGAGCAACACGACAAAAACCCGCGACTGGTTCGACTTTCTACCTATTCTCGACTGGGACACGCAACAAGTATTCCAGGCGATAGCCGACGACGGCCAAAATCCCCACCACGCATACGGCGCGGAGAAAGTGGCCGGGCGCTGGGTCACGGAGGGGAACGACCGGTTATCTTGTGTTTTCTGCATCATGGCGAGCGCTAAAGATATCGCCCACGGCGCCCAGGAACGGCCGGAGCTGGCGGACGAGTATATCGCCCTGGAAAAAGCGACAGGCTATACCATGCACATGAGCCGGAAGCCGTTAACCCAGTTAATCGAAGAGGGTCGTAAGCAGCTTATACCGGCCGTGGAGTTATCAGCATGAGCGCGCCCGCAGTACAGGACGAACAACAGCTTAAACACGCTATCGCCGGGCTTTCTATAACGATATTCAAAGACGAGGCCGAGAAAAATGTCTAAGTTCTTCGATATGAAACGCCGGCGGACAGTGGTAGCGCGCAAGCTACGCCGCTCCGTCAAGTTCGCCCGGGAAAGTAACCGAGACTTTATCGAGACCGGGGTTACGGAGTTCAAAAAGCTACGCGCCGAGGCCATGGGCGACGCGCGTTACTGGAAGCGGGAGTTAGCAGAATGCGACAGCGTGATTACCTGATAGAAGCGGCCGTCGATATCCTGGTTAGCCGGCGGCGTCGGGAAGCATGGCTCGCCGACCTGGCGGTCCGGCGTAGCCGCTCGGAGTACGCTCGGGCCTGGAAGGCCTGGAAGAAAGCGAACCATATACGGCGCGCTACTGCAGCGCTCACGGGCAACCGTAACGGGCCGGCGAAGGCCTGGGCGGACGAATGCCGGGTTATGCTGGCGCGGGCGGAGCGGAACCACCGGAGGGCGCTACAGCATGGATAATGAGACGAAGGAAGAGAAGAAACGCCGGAAAGCCCGGGAGCGGAAGAAAAAAGAGCGCGAGCGTAACGAGCGGCTCGGCGTCAAACAGTACCCGTTTAACCTGGCAGCCACGGAGCGCGAAGCGATAGAGCGCGGGGCGCGGGCTGGCGGATACGAGGACCAGACGGAGTATTTACTCGACCTGGTCGATAGTGACTTGTCACGCAGGGGATTGAAGAGGTTAAAACAGTGAACTATTACGAGGCAAAATTCGCACGGGAAGCAAAAGAACGGCCGCTCGACTGGCTTATCGTCGAGGGTAGCCGCGGGATTTTTAAACTGCAGTACGTAGGGGGTTAACGTGGAGAATTGCGAACTTTGCGGGCGCTTCGATAGCCGCGTCCGCGCCGGAGAATGCCCGGCCTGTATCGAGAAGCGGCTCCCGGAGGTTATCGGGTTCGCCGGGCCTGCAGGCGCCGGGAAGGACACGGCCGCCGACTACATATTCGAGCGAACCGCTACCTACGTCCGGGCGTCCTTCGCGGGGATTGTTAAAGCTATGCTGTCGGTCGGCCTTGGGCTGGACGACGAACAGCTATACGGCGCCAGGAAGCACGACGTAGACCCGCGGTACGGCTGCAGCCCTCGCCACCTTATGCAGACGCTCGGGACCGAGTGGGGGCGCGACCTGGTTAACCGGGACGTATGGGTCCAAGCGCTCGCCAGTAGCGTAAAAGGCCGCCGTGTGATTATCTCGGACGTACGATTCGATAACGAAGCCGCATACGTTCGCGAGCGCGGCGTCCTGGTACACTTGGTAGGCCGAGGCGGTATCGGGGGCGGGCATAGCTCCGAGAAACAGCTTGCGCACCCACCGGGCGACCTGGTCGTCCAGAACGACGGCGGCCTCGAACAGCTATACAGGGGGCTGGAACATGCGCTTAGTATCTAAGGACCTCGGCGACGCGGTTCGCCAGGCGCTACGGTTCTCGGTCGACGGCCGTGTTAAGCGACTTATCCGGGTAAAGGGGTTATGGTATGCCGAAGTCCAAGTCTAGCGTCCTATTGGTCGGGCTCGATACGGCGGAGCAGTGGCAGTGTGCCCACGACGCCGTACGACACGCGGAGAAGGGGCGCGAGGTATATCTCGAATACGAGGCCCCCGACGGGGGCGATATCGTCCTCCGTGTCACCAGGAGGGGCCGCCAGGTAATCGTACGGAGGGTAGACCGTGAGTAACGACTGCAAAGCGCGACAATTCAGCGATCAAATGCAATGCGGTAAGTGTGGCCTCGCCTGGGACGTAAACGACCCGGAGCCGCCAGCATGTAAACCTATTACTTACCCGAGCTGGAAGGACCAGGACCGCAAGCGCGGCCGGGAAGTTCTGGCACGGCTACGCGGGGAGCTGGACCGATTGCAGGGGGCGCCGTGAGTAGCAAGATATTAACGCCCGCCGAGAAGCGGGAGCGCGAGAGACAGATCGAGGCGGAAGAGCGGGAAGAGAACCGGCGCCGCGTACGGATCCGACGGCGAATCGAAGAACACCAGGAAGCGAAGAGGGGCCACTAAGGGCCCCTTTTTTGTGTCTTGGGGCTATTCTATGTTGACGGGGTCGTCAGTAGGGCGTATATTTACACCATGCACAACGCGAACGGCCCGCGATACGGTCGGAGCTTAGGCGGGAAGGCGAAGGCGCCGGATCAATTAAGAGACCCAACATAAGGAAACGAGACTATGCACACCAATATGAAACGATACGTAAAAGTAGCGGTCGAGCGCCAGGAAGCCACGAAGCGCTTTAACAAGGGCGCCCGGAACTTCGACGAGGTCGAGCGTATCGACCGCCGCTTCCATGCCTGGGCCGAGAAGGTAACGGACCGCTTCGGAATTAACGCGGTACGAGAGGCAGAAATCGAGGCGGGTATTCTGGAATCTAACCGCGCCTGGTCGTAACGAGCCGCCCTTCGGGGCGGTTTTTTGCGTTTAGTTACTTGTAATTGACGACGCCGTCAGTACCGAGGCCGCTACAGGAAGAAGTGAAGCCGCCTTCACTCTTTGCGCTAGCCGCTAGAGGTACCCCGAGGGGCATTTACCCCACACCCGACGAAAACGTCCGGGTTACGCTGTAAGCCGCGCCACCACTGGCCCCGCGCATTTTCTACCCCGAGCCCCCCGCACCGTTTACCTTCGTGAGAATTACGCCCCTATACGTCCGTGTCTCTCCCGTAGCCGCTACGTACCTACGTACAGCGCTACAGCTCTCCCCCTGTTACTACTACCAATATATTCTTTATTAAG